GGAAATTATACAGTAGATAATGGTTCAGCTACAAAACAAATTATATATGTTACATCAACAGGAACTTTAAATGTAATTGGTAATTTATCAAGTACTGTTTCAAGTGCAGCAGGTTCTGCTAATACTTTAAGAATAGATGCAAATGCCACTGTAAATGTAACAGGAGACATTACAGCAAGTTCAGGTGTAATTAACGCAGGTGGTTCAGCTACTATAATTTGTAATTCAAATTCAACTTTAAATGTTACAGGAAATATTACAGGATCAGCTACTTTAGGAATATATACAATAGGTTCTACTGTTAATATAATAGGTAGTATAACAGGAGGTACTTCAGTTTCGGGGTTATTAAATAATACAAGTGCTGCTACTATATCATTAACAGGAGTTGCTACTTCAAGCGCAACACAGCCTGCAATAAATGTTTCTATTGCTTATACCACAGCCGCTGCATCGGGAACACTTGTAAAGATTAGCGGTAATCCTGTAAATGCAAATGGTTTAATGGCTATTATAGCACCAAGAATTACAATAGACACTGCTACATCAAGTTGGTTATTTCAAATATCAACAGGTGGTAATAGAACATTATATGCAGCAGGTGTAGCTTTAGGAAATCCTGCAACAAGTAACGTAAGATTTGGAACTACTTATGGCGCATCAAGTGAACTTACAGGAACATTAAGAGTTCCATCTCCTTCTAATGTTTTAAGTGGCGTTTTAACTGATAATACGACAGGAACATTACTTATGACTCCTGCAGACTTTTGGAACTACTTAATATCAAGTGGTTTCACTGCTAATAGTATTGGAGATAGACTACAAAACGCAAGTACTGTTGCTACAACAGGAGGACAAATAGCATCATATAATATATAATGGACATAAGAAAAATATCAATAGGACCTGATTATAAAAGCGGTGCAATGCATTACATTGTGGGTCAAAAAGTCCTTGGAGATAGTAATGAAATCCATCTTATTAAGAGAAATGACAAAAAAAATGTATTAATATATATTATAAATCAAAAAGAAGAGGTAGTTTTGTGGAAGGAGTTTAGTCCTACTGTACCTATTTCAATCGAATATAATATAAATTTTTAATGAAATCTCCATTTTACTTTATAGCAAAGCCTGTAAATGGCAAACGCTATGACAACACAAAAGACATCGGTGGTATTGAGTTTATAGTCAGTACATCAGAAGAAGATCATAAGTTTTCTAATAGATATGCTGAGGTTGTAGAACTACCCATCGGCTATGTCGGACCTATATATATAGGAGATATACTTCTTGTACATCATAATGTATTCAAATTTTATAATGACATTAAAGGCCGACAAAAAAGTGGTAAAAGTTTCTTCAAAGAAGATTTATTCTTTATTGAAATAGACCAATTTTTCATGTACAAGAAAGAAGATGTATGGTATGCTTATGATAAGTATTGCTTTGTTAAACCAATTCCAACAGTAGAGTCATATATCTCTAAGCCTTTCTCGGAAGAACCATTAATGGGCATTATGAAGTATCCAAATAAGTACCTATCAACGAAAGGTATAAGATCCGGGGATATGGTTTGTTTCGTACCTGATAGTGAATATGAATTTAATATTGATGGAGAGAAGTTATATAGAATGTATGACCATCAAATAACAATGAAGCTATGACACCTAAAGAAACGAAACTAAAAATTATTTCTGCCGGGCATAAGGCAGTTCTTGAGTTAATAAAAGTAGCTGAAGAACCTATCTTAAATATTGATGATATCGGAGGTGAATTGGCGGCAGACAAATTAAAAAATGCTGCTGCTACAAAAAAATTAGCTATATTTGATGCATTCGAGATTTTAAATAGAATAGAATCTGAGAAAGAAAGCATAGAATTATCTGAAAAAGGTATTAATAAAACTGATTCAAAACAAGGATTTGCAGAAAGAAGGTCAAAATAATATCTACACCAAAGTAAGGGACCATATACCTTCTAATGCTATTACTAAGAAAAACAGTAATAAGTCTTGGATATATGGATACAACGAACAATATGATATTGTAGTAATATCAAAGACAGGAGAGATAGGAGAGATAATCAATATATCAGGACTTAATATCGCTCTTCCTAAAGCACCAAAAGAATGTTTTAAAAGAAGTACTTCAAAAGTAGAACAGCATTGGGAAAGACAGCCAATACCTAGAGAGCTTTCAAGAATACAATCAATATTTCAATGGAATGAAATGGCAGCTGAATTTAAAAACAGATGGGTTGATTACATTGAAAATGAGTTTGATTTTAGAGAGCAAGGATTTTGGTTTATGAACAATGGTACTCCAACTTATATAACAGGTTCTCATTATATGTATCTTCAATGGGCAAGTATAGATATTGGATACCCTGACTTTCGTGAAGCTAATAGAATCTATTGGATTTTTTGGGAAGCGTGTAAAGCAGATGAGAGAAGTTTTGGAATGATATACTTAAAGATTAGACGTTCAGGATTCTCATTTATGTCATCGTCTGAGTGTGTGAACATAGGAACACTTGCAAGAGATGCAAGGATAGGTATCTTATCAAAAACAGGAGCCGATGCTAAAAAGATGTTTACTGACAAAGTAGTTCCTATAAACAATAGACTTCCATTCTTCTTTAAACCTATTATGGATGGTATGGACAAGCCAAAAACAGAGTTGGCTTTCCGTGTACCTGCATCTAAGATTACGAAGAAAAATATGTATGACATAGATAATGACGCCATAGACGGTTTGGACACATCAATAGATTGGAAGAACACAGAAGAGAACTCCTATGATGGAGAAAAGCTTATATTTTTAGCTCATGACGAAAGTGCAAAATGGGTTAAGCCAAATAACATTCAAAACAATTGGCGAGTTACCAAAACATGTCTTAGATTAGGTAGCAAGATTATTGGAAAGTGTATGATGGGTTCAACCTCAAATGCATTATCAAAAGGAGGTCAAAACTACAAAGACCTTTATGAAGATTCAATGGTAGGAAATCGTAATGCCAATGGTCAAACCAAGAGTGGTTTATATGGCTTGTTTATTCCTATGGAGTGGAACATGGAAGGTTTTATAGACATCTATGGTATGCCTGTGTTTTACAAACCGGAGACGCCTGTAAAGGGAGTTGATGGTACGATGATAAAAAATGGAGCTGTTGAGTATTGGGAAGCAGAGGTTGATTCTTTAAAAAGCGATTCTGATGCTTTAAATGAATTTTATCGTCAGTTCCCTAGAACAACATCACATGCGTTTAGAGATGAGAGCAAACAATCTTTATTTAACCTTACAAAAATATATCAGCAGATTGATTATAACGACAGCTTGGTTAAAGAGCACTTCTTAACAAGAGGTTCGTTTCATTGGAGAGATGGAGTTAAAGACAGTAAGGTTGTATTTACTCCTGATTCAAGGGGTAGATTCTTAGTAAGTTGGACACCTGCGAAGCACCTTCAAAATAATGTTCATACACGAAACAATTCTAAGCATCCCGGAAATGAACACTTAGGTTCATTTGGGTGTGACTCTTATGATATATCTGCAGTAGTTGGAGGTAGAGGGTCAAATGGTTCTCTTCATGGTCTTACTAAATTTCACATGGATGAAGCTCCTGTAAACGAGTTTTTTCTTGAGTATATAGCAAGACCTCAAACAGCAGAGATATTCTTTGAGGAGGTATTAATGGCTTGCGTATTTTATGGTATGCCAATTTTAATTGAGAACAATAAACCTCGATTGCTTTATCATTTTAAAAATAGAGGATATAGACATTATTGTCTAAATAGACCTGACAAACAATATAATAAATTATCTCCAACTGAACGAGAACTAGGAGGTATTCCAAACTCATCTGAAGATGTGAAGCAATCTCATGCTTCTGCAATCGAGTCTTACATAGAGAGATATGTTGGATTTGATTTAGCAGGTGCTTATAGAGAGTCTGATGAAATGGGAACTATGCCATTCATAAGAACATTAGAGGATTGGGCAAAGTTTGACATAAACGACAGAACAAAATTTGATGCTTCTATTAGTTCAGGATTGGCTATTATGGCTAATCAAAAGCATTTATATTTGCCCGAGAAAAAAGATTCAAAAATTATTGTTAACTTCGCAAGGTATTCGAATGAAGGAACAACAAGTCAAATAATTACATGAAAAACGTAGTAATAGATATAACATCGTCAGCCTTTCCGAGTCAGTTAGCTACTGATGCGGTTAAAGCTTCTCAACAATTTGGGTTACAAGTAGGTCAAGCTATTCAATATGAGTGGTTTAGGAAAGATGGAAGTAATTGTAGATATTATGGTCAATGGAAAGAGTTCCATAGATTAAGACTTTATGCAAGAGGCGAGCAGTCTGTTGCTAAATATAAGAATGAATTAGCTATTGATGGAGATTTGTCATATCTAAATTTAGATTGGACACCTGTTCCTGTGATACCAAAGTTTGTTGATATTATCGTAAATGGTATGTCAAATAGACTTTTTAAAGTTAAAGCATATTCTCAAGATGCAATGTCTCAAGCAAAAAGAAACAAGCATCAAGAGTTGGTAGAATCTCAAATGGTTAGTAAAGAAGCTTTAACTAAAATACAAGACTTGTCGGGTGCAAATCCATTTATAATGGACCCTAATAAGCTACCTAATAGTGATGAGGAATTGTCATTATACATGCAATTAAACTATAAGCCTGCTATTGAGATTGCCGAAGAAGAGGCTATCAATACTATGTTTGATGAAAACCATTACGATGAAGTTCGTAAAAGACTTGATTATGATGCTACAGTTCTTGGTATATCTATTGCTAAACACGAATTTCTTCAAGGAGCAGGAATTAAAATATCTTATGTTGACCCTGCGAATGTGGTTTATAGTTATACTGAAGATCCTTATTTCAGAGATTGTTTTTATTGGGGAGAGATTAAAACTTTACCGATAACAGAGTTGATGAAGATAGACCAAGGTTTGACTAAAGAGCAGTTGCAAGAAATAACTCAGTACAGTCAAGGTTGGTATGATTATTATAATGTTGCTCAATTTTATGAGAACAGTGTATTTTCAAGAGACACGTGTACGTTAATGTATTTCAATTATAAAACCACAAAGAAAGTAGTTTATAAAAAGAAAATGCTTGACAATGGTGGGTCTAGGCTTATCGAGAAAGATGATAGTTTTAATCCTCCAACAGAGATGATGGAAGAAGGGAACTTTGAGAAAATACAAAAGACTATTGACGTTTGGTATGAAGGTATTATGGTTATGGGAACCAATATATTATTGCAGTGGAAACTTTCTGAGAATATGGTAAGACCTAAATCAGCTACTCAACACGCTTTACCTAACTATGTAGCTTCAGCTCCTCGTATGTACAAAGGTGCTATTGAGTCTACAGTAAGAAGAATGATACCATTTGCTGACCTTATTCAAATTACTCACTTAAAACTTCAACAGGTAATTAATAGAGTTGTACCTGATGGTGTATTCATTGATGCTGATGGATTAAACGAAGTTGATTTAGGTACAGGTGCTGCTTATAATCCTGAGGATGCTTTGAGGCTATACTTCCAAACAGGTAGTGTTATTGGTAGAAGCTATACTCAAGATGGGGAGTTTAACAATGCAAGAGTTCCAATTACCCAATTAACATCGAACTCAGGATTGAGTAAGACTCAAATGCTTATAGGTAACTATAATCATTATATGGATATGATTAGAACGGTAACAGGATTGAATGAAGCGAGAGATGGTTCTACACCTGATCCTCACTCGTTAGTAGGGTTACAAAAACTTGCTGCTTTAAATTCAAATACTGCTACTCGTCATATTCTTGATGGTGGTTTATTTATATACCGTTCATTAGCAGAAGCATTGACATATAGGATTGCAGACATCTTAGAGTATTCTGATTTTAAAGATGAGTTTATAAATAAAATAGGAAGATACAATGTTTCTATCCTAAGTGAAATATCAGACCTTTATATTTATGACTTTGGTATATTTATAGAGATAGCTCCTGATGAAGAACAAAAAGCACAACTTGAAGCAAATATCCAAATGGCTTTATCTAAAGGAGATATTAATCTTGAAGATGCCATTGACATTCGTGAACTTAAGAATCTTAAACTTGCTAATCAATTATTAAAAATGAAGCGAGTTAAGAAACAAGAGCGTGAAGATCAAATTGAAATGCAAAAACAAGCCATGATTACACAACAGAATATTCAATCTCAACAAATGGCAGCTCAAACAGCAATGCAAAAAATGCAGGCTGAATTAGAGATGAAGATGAGATTGAAGCAAATGGAGACTGAGTATAACATTAAGACAATGCAGGTTGAGGCTGAATTGAAATCACACTTAATGGCAGAGGAGTTTCAATATAGTCAACAACTAAATGGCATACAAATAGAAACTTTAAACAAAAGAGAGAAAGAGCGTGAAGATGCTAAATCTAAAAGGATTAGCCAACAAAATACAGAGCAATCTAAACTTATAGATCAACGTAAGAACAACCTTCCTCCTTTGAGTTTTGAGTCAAACGAAGATAGCTTAGATGGCTTTGATTTAGCAGAATTTGAGCCTAGATAAAAGATAAACAAAAATGTTTATATTTGTAAAAATTAAATCAAATCAAAATGGAATTAAAAGTTAGATTATTAGATGGTACAGAAGAAAAAGGAGTTGCACAAGTAGAACAAGAGTTACTTGATAAACATGAGCAACAATTTGAAGAACCTGTACAAGATATTGTACAGAATGACGTACAATCACAGGATGATATACAAGATATTGTACAACAACCTGAATTAGATGAACAACAAGTTCTTTCATATATTGAAAAAAGATACAATAAGCAGATAAACTCTCTTGATGAGTTAACGGCTCAAAGACAAGAGACTGAGGCTTTGCCTGAAGATGTTGCTGCTTATATGAAATATAAAAAGGAAACAGGAAGAGGTTTTGAGGATTTCTTAAGTCTTAAAAAAGACTATGATTCGATGGACCCTGAGAGTTTACTTAAAAATTATTTATCAGTAACTCAAGAAGGACTTGATGCTGATGATATTGACTCTTTAATGGATGACTATCGATATGATGAAGATATTGATGATGAATCACATATTAAGAGAGTTAAGATTACAACAAAAAAGGCTATTGCTGAGGCAAGAAAATTTTTTAACACTCAAAAAGAAAAATACAAAGTGCCACTTGAGTCAAGTGCCCCACTTGTTTCTGATGAGGAAAAAGAAGTTTACGAAAGCTATAAGCAATATACCAAGCAAGCGAAGACTATTGAAGAAGAGAACGAAAGAAAGAGAGGTTGGTTTAATCAAAAAACTGACGAAGTTTTTAACGGAGAGTTCAAAGGTTTTGAGTTCAATGTTGATGATAAAAAAATCACTTTCAATCCGGGAGACGCTTCTGATCTTAAAAAAGTCCAATCTAATCCTGCAAACTTTATTAATAAGTTTTTGGATGAACAAGGGTTAATTAAAGATGCAGTTGGTTATCATAAGTCATTAGCAATTGCTATGAATCCTGAGAAGTTTGCTAAGTTCTTTTATGAGCAAGGCAAATCAGATGCAACTGAGGGAACAATGAAAGGCATTAAGAATATAAACATGTCT